AATGTCTCCAGCTGCATCAGTTACCCATGTGAAGTCCATGTCTGCGTTTGTTGCCTTAGCCAACACTTGACCAGTAGTGCCACCTTTAAGATCAACCAGAGATGAGTCAATAGCATTAACCGCTGTGCGGATTGCTAAGGCTCCATTTTTAACTAGGTCGGTATTGTCTGGCTCTGGCCAGCTAAAATTCGGACTTGTTGCCATTTATGCTAGTACTCCTGTCGCGTTGTTCCAGTCAAGTGTAGCAGTTACACCTGTCCAAATTACTGAGGTTGGTATGATTGTTTCCCATTGTGTGGTAGAGAGTGAGAATTCCGTTGCTGTAATGTAGAGAGTTAGATCCACAAAAGTAGGGGTTGCCCTAAGAGCGATGTTTTCGACAAAGCCCTCAAAAGTACCGCCTAAAAGGTTAGATGGTAGATTGTTGATAATCACAGGCTGACCAAAAAAGATATTGATAAGGCTGTCTAAAACGGCAGAAGGCAGATCTGGATTATCCAGACGGAAAGTGATAGCCTCAAGAGAGCCTTTAGCCGTCTTTCGCAGATTAAGCTCTCTAGTGCCAATATCGGTTATGTCGACAAGGTTCTTGATGTTTGACTCAAAGGATCGCTCATATAGACCATAAGTGGCTACAGAGGTCGGCTCTGATGTGCTGTAGGTTGAAGCGTATCCTGTGCCGTATTTATAAATCAGGCTGTTGCGAATGCGGTTTGTTTGAGTCGTTGAGCGGATAGTGTTAGGGCTTGCATAAGAGCCATTAAGAGCCGTGTAACCATTAGCAGCTAGATAATTGCTGCGATGGTCTGCATCATCATAGGAAACCAAGCCATTTTTTTCTTCATGCATTTGACCAAGCGCGCTATTAGCAATCTGATCTGTCAAGGTGTTTGACTTAGCCGTAGCCGATGCCGCTAAGTTAATCATGGTGTAAAACCCTGAGTCAATGTTTCCAATGTAAGACTCAGCATCTTCCCATGTAGTAGTTGCTGGGTATGTGTCCCATGTCAAAGTCGGGGTTACTTCATCCCATGTAAGATTTAGGACATCATCTACGATGGCTGCAATCTGTGCGCCATCTAATCCTTCTGCAAGAGCTGTGTTATAGATAGACTTAGTAAGCTTGGCTAGGTAGCCTACACCCAAGATTCTGCCATAAGTAATAAAGTTTGTTTCCTCTGGACTGCGTACTCCTACAGAGAAGTCCGAAACCTCACCACCATACATAGTGACATAAGTCCCAGAACTATCTTTAAGCTCTAAAGTAATTTTGTCTGTGACATCGATGGTAAAGGGTGATCCATCTGTGTTAATGATGTCTACTTGGCAGTAACCTGCTGTGCATTGTTTATCAATGTCTAGCCGACCAGCCGAGAAAGATACAGCAGTAACAGTCGTATATACATCATCGCCAACAGTTACACGCCATTCAGGTAGCCAAGTCATTACTCGAACCCTGCAACATCTACAGTGCCGCGATTTCCAGCACTTCTAATAATCTCTACGACTTTTTCTGCTACAGCATTAGGATCTGTAAAAGGATCGCCTGTAACAGTTACTTCAATCTTAGTTGAGCCGCCTGTTGCTGTTGTTTGTGCTGCTGCGGCTTCTGCTGCTCTAAATGCTTCTAAAGTAGATACATTGGCTGCCGCTGCTGTTGCTGCTTTAGCCGCTGCTTCTGCGGAAGCTTTAGCAAGAATAGCTGCAACTGTTTCGGCTGCTGTTTTGTTAGCAGCATCGATAGCATCTTGGGCTGCTTTTGCTGCCGCCGCTGTGCTTGCAGCAGTTTCCGCATTTAATTTACCCAAGGTAGTAGCGGCTTCTGCTTGCGCTTTTGCTACTGCATCTGCCGAAGCCTTGTTCGCTGCTGCGATTGCAGCGGCACTTGCTGCTGCCGCTGAGGCTGTTGCTTCTGAAGCTGTTTTGTTACTTGCTGCGATAGCCGCTGCGCTCGCTGCTGCGGCTTCTGCTGCTGCCTTAGAAGCTGCCGTAGTTGTCGCTGTTAATGCAGCATTAGCTGCTGCCGTTGCAGCTGCTGCATTAGCTGAGGCTGTGCTATAAGAGGATGACCATTCTGTTAAGTTAGGTCTAATGACTGTAGTTGCCACAGAGTTAGCAAAAGATGACCATTCACGACCATTGGCTTGAATCTGTGTCTGCACAGCAAACATCGAAGCAGTAAGAGCATTTATTGATGCAGTAAGTGGATCGACCTTCCATTCACCGAATGGGTCTTTCATTTCTAAATCTTTAATAGAAGTCAAAAGATCTGATAACTCTTTAGATTTCTCTTGAGCCGCAGTTAAAGCCTTTTGGTACTTTTCAATGTTAGTAAGGTTTTCTTCCTCGATCGCTTTCATTAACTTTAGGCGTATCTTATCTTCTTCTGAAATCTTACCCTTAAGAGCTGCTTCAATCTGGATCTTCTGTAGATCAAAGACTGCTCTAGCTTTAGCGAGCTTAAGACTTTCCTTGTTAATCTTAAGAGTGTCTTTTGCTACTTTTGTCTGCGCGGTCTGAGTCTTAGGAAATTGTCGAGTTAAATCGGCTGGAGGTCCTTGAGGAAATCCCCCACCAGTAGAAGCACCTTTACCTAAGCCACGAAGGATTTGTAAATAGCTGCCAAGAATAGGAATCATGCCAACATTGAAACTGCCAACGCCCGGCAATGCTTTTAACTTTTCAGATAATACACCAATGCCACGAATTACATCTGCTGTATACAAAGCTGCATCTTGCATGTTATCTGCGAGATCTTGAACAGAGTTATCCTCGCCTAGTCCTTTAAGTGCATCGATAATCCCAGTACCGATAATCTCTTGCACATTGGCAGAAGCAACTGCAAGCTTGTCCATCGAACCCTGAAAAGTTGCTGCTGCCGCTGTTGCTGAACCCTTGAAGGTATCGGCTAACTGTGTAGTTACATCATAAAATGATTTAGTCTTAAGATCTGCTTTTGAGATACCTACACCTAAACGAGTAAGTGCTGTGTTGTTACCCAGATATGCACGACTTAAAGCAGATGTAACAGAACCTAAATCCTTGCCTGTTGCAGCACTAACATCTAAGGCTAGATTAAGAAGTCTTTGTGATTCTACTGTGTCGCGTGTAGCAATAGCCAATGATTGATAAGCAGGGCGTAGAAGATCATCAACAATTCCAAACTCGCTTTGTAAGCGTTGGATGAATGCTTCTGCACTAGCCGCATCGCGCTCTAGTCCGACATTCTTTAAGGCTAGGGCTAATTGTTGTTGCGCCTTTTCATCTGCCGCTGCCGCTTTTACAGAAGCCTTGGCAAAGGCTAAGACTCGTGTGCCTGAGTATGCAAGTCCAATACTTGCAGCAAGTTGCTTGACATTTTTTGTTAACTTTTCAGTTGAAGTTTCAGCTTGCTTAAAAGCCTTTTTGCCTGTGAATTCGGCGGCAATATCAATCTTTACATCTGCTGCCATTACTTCACCCGTGTCCTTTTCTCAAACTCAATTTTTGAGTTTTCAATAGCCTTAATTACCGCTGCGTTAGCTTTGCCTTGATCTTCGGCATAAGCACGAAAGATTGCGCGGCCCTTCATTTTGCGAGTAGCACGACCTGCTTGACCTTCTGCCCTTTGGAAAGCGTTAACTATTTGACCTGTGCGATTCATTGCATCGATAAACTGTTGACCAGCATAAGGGTTATTACTTAAAGACTGATCTTTAGATCCTGAACGAATTGTCTTGCCAAAATTAGGATGACCAGGAGCGACAACTTTCGCCAATGGTGCTTGTTCTCTGCCTTGTGGATTTTTACGACCAGCAGTCTCATAAATAGATCCTGAAACAGAAGCATTGACAATACGAGCTAGTGATCGAAATCCCGAACGATTAGGTTTAGATGGAGTTGTCTTGTACCCAATCCCACGCTTAGCCTCAGATGATGACCAGACTCGATTTCCCCATCTGCCGTTATTGCTTTTAGCCCATCCACTTAATGGTGCGGTAGATGGAATAAAGCCGCGAGCCTTTGTAGTAATCGGCTTGAGAATTGCAGCTATTTCTTTTTGAGTTTCTTTAGCAAGATCAGGAGTAAAATTTCTTAAGGCTTTACGAAGTTCAACGCCGCCTTTTACTTCTGTGGGCATCTGCTGACTCCTTCGCTTCGTCTGTAAGACCTTGAAACAATGCATTGAGCATGTCTCGATCTAGCTCTAATAATTGCTGTGGCGCGATCCCTAACCTAATGCTTAGCCTAGCAATTAGGTAGGTGAACGGAAGATCGCGCTTTAAGCTAAAGGGTCTGAATCCTCCACAGTTACGCTCTTGAGCGTTTCTATGAAGTCAATCCCGAAAGGCTTAACAGTTTCACCTGACCTGCGTGTTACTTCCCAAGCTAGCCAATAGACCGAGCTCTGCATCTCGTCATCTCGAAACGCTTTATGAAAGCCCTTTTTAGCCCACTGTTCGAAGGAGTATTCCACGGCAGGCGTGATTTCTCCTTCTAGTACGCTTCCATCATTACGAACGATCTTTAGTTTTGCCATGGTTTGCCCCTTTATAGTTTGTTTAGAATGTGCCTGTTGTAGCTACTGCAACTGTTGAGTTTGCAGTAAATGTGATCGACTGTGTGCCAATATCGCCAACAGCACCATTAATGTCTGTTGTGTTATTGACTAGCAATGAGACTGTGTACAGAGGGTTAGTCGCTGAGACTGCTGTTCCCTTTGTCTGTAGGAATACACATGTGACTGTTGTTCCCCAGGCAGCTTGTAGTGTTGCCAATACATTTGCTGATGCTGTGTCATTTAGGAAGTCGATTGTCACAGTTGATGACTCTAGACCCTTAACAAACTTATGAGAGTTATCTCCCATAGCCGTTACTTCTAGCTCATCGAATACGCGGTTGATTGTTACTGCTGTTACATGGTCTGAAAGATCGACAGTGTTAATCAGGAAGGCTTCGTTTTCTTTTTCCCACTCGGACATTTTAACTCCAACTCGTAAGGATTGATACGGACATCTCGCAGCTGAGAAGGTCTCCCGAAGCAGCATTGAGAATACTTGGTGCGCTGATTGCGCTTACATTATAGACGAGAGATGATGCTGCGAGCTTAGCGAACACGCCACAGACAGTATCTTCAATCCCGTTTAGGTTGCCTTCATTGTCAAACAGAGGCACAGTCATAATTATCTTAAAGTTAGCCATTGGGCTAATGCCAATGTGTTGATTATTTGTTGGTGTTAAATAAGGATCATCTGGTGACACGATTACAGAGTTAGCAAGAACTGTTGCCGGTGGAAATGCAAAAGTCTGCCACTTGGCATTATCTACTAAAGCAGTTGCTAATGTGGTTCTAAGAGTAGTGACGGCAACAGGCATCAGCCCACCATCGAACGCGGATCAAGTGCGTGAGCGATCAATCCTCGCACCTTAGCGAGAAGCTGTGCGCTCATTCGGTAAGGGCTTGGCTGGAAATCGACAGCGTTGGAGCCAGAAAGGGTGGCGGTCCTCGCCTGCCAAATTTCGACAGATATCATAAGAGCACTTTGCTGGACTGCCATATCGGTTGTCCAGTCTGTGTAAGTTCTTGAAGCGACTGATCCATAAGGCGCAATGGCATGCTTAGGCTGCGCTGTTGCGTGGTTTGTAACCATGCTGATTGAATAATCTCCAACGGCTGTAATAACTTTACTGCCATTGTAAGAGGATCCAGAATTTGAAATTGTTACTGTTTGACCTACATAAAAGATTTCTTTTACAGAATCGTTAAAGTAAAGAGTTCCCTGCCCAACAATATTCTCATGAGCTACTGTGAAGTAAGTAGGACTCCATAACATAGGAAGTAAAACTGCATCTGTTGCATCGCATACTTCCTGCAAGGTTGCATCTGGATACAAAGTACCGACTCCGAGAGTGCTACGGAGTTCTGCGACTGTTGTAAGTGCCATGATGTCCTTTCTCAAGACTCTGGGGAGTAGAGGGCTACTACTCCCCAGAGCGACTTAGTGAGTTTGTTACGCCTTGTTGTTCTTGAATGCGCCAGCTGCAACCTTAGTTGCGATAGCACCGAATCCGTAGTAACCAACTGTTACTGATCCGTTAGCTGTTGACTCTGCGCGTAGGCGGTATGTTGGTGACTCGTACCATGTGTAAGCATCTGGGTTAACGATAAGGATTGTTCCATCGCCATCGCCACCATTTGT